ATAAAACTTGGAAGCCAGGATTCTTTTCTTGAATTAAATAATTAATGTAATCGGTTTGCTGTTCGGCAATGGCAATATCTTCAGGCCCTTTAGGAACAAACTCCACAATCTTTTTCGTACCAAAAAAGGTACGCATGATTTGTGGAAGCATAAATAAAACTGTATCTCTAACATCGGTAGAAATAAATTCAGACTGCAAAGACGAAGTAGATTCTGGCTCGTTGCCAAGATAATACTCGGTAGACTCTGCGCGTTCTTGACCAACTTGATGAATGAAGTCTTTAGCATCATCCATCTCGGATTTAATAACGCCAACTAAATCTTGAAGATCTTGTTCCTCATTCTCTACTTCCATTTCTTCGGATTCTTCTTCAGAGCCCTCAAGTAGTTCTTCTATTTTTTCTTCGTAGTCTTTCTTTGCCATAAATTATCCAACTCTTATGATTCGCGATTTGAGAGGTTTCTTGAAATTATAACCGAAATAGTTACCACTTCCACTAAAACTTGCAGCCGAGGATGCCATGGTCAATGCAAGCGCATCTGCTTTGTCTGGACTTTTTATACCCCTTTTCCGCATTTCATCCTTCGATTCTATTTTTATCTTTCCGCTTGAGGTATATTTGTACAAAGGCGAAGCGAGTTCCGAGGCAAGCTCGTCATCAATAGGAAGTCGGCAATCACGCTTCGCCAACCAATCTTTTACCTCAAACCATAATTCAGCTCGTAAGTTCAAATAATTCTTTTTCGTGCTTGGTGATTCAGCCACATTCACACCGCGCACAGGGAGATTTTGCTCTGCGAGGCGATCTACTACTCCAGATCCCAAACCAATAACATCAATCAGAATTTCTGTTGGTTTTTCCATCGCAGTCGCATCATCGTATCTGTTCTTGACCGCACCGCATAACTGCATGAGATCCATGCTGGGGAATGTAATCATCTCGATAACTGTGTTCCCTTGGCGCACGCACAGCGCGGAGTTATCTCCGCCAAAGCGTGCGACATCTAAGCCCCAAACTATGGGCGCGGAGGCGGTGAGTGATACATCGCGCCCCATCGCTGCGCGGATGAGTTCCATAGAGATCACTGTGTCATCGTCTGCGCTAGGAAACTCGCCCATGACCTCCACGCGCGCGACTGTGGAATCTTCGCCATACTGTTCGATCATCTTTTGAAAGAGGGCTTGGTCTGTGCCTTCGACTGTGCGCGAGTCGATTTGTTCGGTTTTCCAATAGGCGCGCTTGGCGTGGAAGGAATCGTAGAATGGCCCTGTGTTTCTGCGCGGGTTGGAGAATGTAAACCAGAAGCGGTTTGCGGTGGGTTCTGAGAAGAACCCTTCGGAAACTGAGTATATGGGCGCGGGGATACCTGATGCCTCATCCATAATTAGGCATACTCCGTAGGATGAGTGAATACCAGCAAAAGCATCTGGGTTTTCTTCACTCCATAATTGCGCTTGCGCGTAGTAATAACCAGTGTCAATTTTTAAGTCGCGGATTAGAGCTTCTTCAAACCATGGTGCTGGTTTTATGGTTGTGGCTGTTTTGGTAAACCAATGGGAGTGGATAGATAGCGTTAGCCATTTACCTAATTCAGCCCATGTTCTTGATCTGAGCTGTTGTTCGGTGTTGGCGGTAACAATTATGGTTGCGCCAAGCCTGGTAGATAGCATCCATAGTATTAACCAAGATACTAATGCAGACTTACCGATACCACGCCCCGATGCTACCGCCAATCTAAACATTTCAGGAACATCAACTACTTGGTTTCTTTGTATATGTGTTGAAATTTCCCGCAAAATTTTTTCTTGCCACTTCCTTGGCCCTGAGAAATGTTCGAGGGGGGTGTCCTTTTCTCCCCATGGAAACACAAATCTAACAAAGTTTAGTGGATCATCTTTAACATTCATTGACCAAATAGAGGTCATCAATTCCTTTTCTTGCTCTGGCTTATATTTCATAAAAAAAATTATCTCAACAGTTTATATATATACGCACTACGCTGGGTGTTCAAGGGGGGGTAATTTCTGGAAGGATCAGAAATCGGCAACCCTTGAACATGCGCGCGCGCGCTTACATACAGAAGGGAGAAGATGAGATCTGCGCGCGCGTGCATTTGCCTAGTTATCTTGTGAGCTGTCATTGTCCTTCAAAAGAAACTGCTCCTTTTTCTCTAGCGTTTCTACCTTTTTTCCCTCGATTATCCGTGCTTGGGCATCTTGTAGCACATTAGCCAGGTTTAAATTGTGCTGCACTTCTTGTCTATCTGCCCAATTATCTGGATCTCTGTTTTTAAGAAAGAAAATCGCGGAAGTTTCTTTTCCATCCATAGCATTTTGAAAGACTTTATTGGCCACTTGTTGTACAGCTCTATATCTCCCCTTTTTTATAGCATGCTCAAATTGCTCATTCCTTTTCTTTTCTCTGGTTATGGTTGATATGCTACAACCTAGTAAAGTAGCTATTTGTAGCTCACTTAAACCATCTCCAGCCCATAAACTTATCTGCTGATAATCTTGCTCAGTTAAATCTTTTAATCTCTTTTTTCTGCCAATTTTGGGTTTTTTCTGTTCGCTCATTGCTACATTTTGCATGTAATTAACTCCCTTTTATATATTTATTTTATAGGCTTTTAACAGGTTGTTAATAACCTTATATATAAAGAGAGTAAAAAAGTGTTGCAATGTGTATAAATATGAGTTTATAATAAGTCATTGTTAATCATTTATTAAGGAGAGTTAAAATGAAAAACATTAAATCATGGGTATTAGAAACCCAAACCAAAGACGACATCCAAGCAATCGCAGAATATGGATGTGTAAACGGATGCTGTAACGATCTAATCTATTATTCTGATACTGTGGATTTTTACGATAACCACAAAGAGGAAATATGGGAGATCGTTTCTCAATTTGCAGAAGAGCTTGATATGACTGTGTTAAGTTTTGTAAATTCAGAAGATGGATTTGTAGACAGCGATATAACATTCAAAAATAAAATGGCATGGCTTGCTGTAGAAATTACTTGTGATCAAATTATGAGATCTGAGGAGGTAGCGTAATGAATATCACATTTAAACAAGCAACCGACAAAGACATAACACAAAGCACCTACAATGTGAGGATATGCGTTGAGTATGTCGCATACTATGACATCAAAGCCGATTCCTGGTTTGATGCTGAGAAGATAGCGAGAGAGCGACTAAACGAGGAAATGAATGATCAAGTCTTTCCCTCTGAGGATATAAGAGAATACGATCCTAAGGAGGTGGCGTAATGAATTTTCAAAAATCACCTTTATATGACATAAACGATGTATTAATTACCGGAAACCCTTTAGATGATGGTAGTAATTACAAATGCATTAAATGCAATCAAACCGGAGAAATGACCTTTGCGCCGCATCCGGTTAATGATTGGAGCTGCGGACATTGTGGAGAATGGCAACAAGAGGAGAACTCATAATGAAAGACTACATCAACCACAAACCACAACAACCAATTCATTGGACGGATACAGCTCGGTTAATAACTGAGCTGTCAATCGCTATCGTTTGCATTCCGCTTTTATTATTTCTTTTCTTAGGAGGTTAATTATGACTGAGCATAAAGATAAAGTAGAAAAAAGGCGTTTCCAGATCTTCAAAGAAAGAACAGACTTACCAACCCTAGAAACTAGGGCGGATTGGGATTACATGCTTAAACATTATCCAAGCGGTAAGACTGTCAAAGTCTATGACGATAAGCGCAGAAAGGAAGAAACCCTAGAGGATAAATACCAAAGCATTGGAACTAATAACGCGGATTATTTCGTACAAGAGGAGAACGACTGATAGACATGGCTACGATCCTAAAAGGGTTTATTATTTTATTCACTACAGGATTGTTAGCCATTCTTACTATGCTACTAGGCAACGCGTACATTGATTACAAGGAGGGAAAAGATGATTAATAACGCTAAATTTTATTTTAACTATGAGGGAGATCAAATTGAGTGGACATACAAAGGCTCTATGGATGACGACAAAAGCGCACTATATCGCGCTTATAAACATGCTACCTATAAACCAAGATTAAATGATTTTAAGATTCTGGACACAAAGGGCCACAGCTTAACCAACATTAAAAGGGCATTACTAGAAAGCATTAACGAACAACCAACAGAAAAACCAAAAACAATATGGAGGAGATAATGAAAAATATTATTTGGGAAAGTATCGCTAAACGCGAAAATGGAAATCCTATAATTGTTATCCAACAATTAAAAAACGGATATGCAATTAAAGAATGTACCCCTAAAGGCGAATACAAAACTTGGAAAACTTACGCGGAACAATGGGACGCGGAAAATGATGCTATGTCCAGAGCATTGAGGTATTCAGCATGACTTACGAAATGGCGGAACACAAATACCATTGCAGTCTACGCGATAGAGGTTATATAGGAGAGTTACCCTACGCTAGCAGAGAAACATCAATACAAACTACTGAGGGCGATTGGATCTTAAAAGACCAATACGGAGATAAACTCGCAGTAGTAACCAAGAACGGAAGAATCATCTAGTTTTGGGCGCGTGTTCGACATCCCCCCACCCACACACAGAGCGCGCGCCCTCCTTTCATGGGGTATTAATAGGCTATCTTAACTCTCCCTCCTTTAGTAGATAGCCTAACCCCACCAATAAAAAGTGCTTTTTACCACCTGCCTGGGATTTTCTTAACCTGCGCTTTTCATCTTCAAGCACGCACCACACCACCTCTTTTTCTATTAACTCGGTAATAGCTCTCCCACAGGTCTTTCTATGTAAACCAACCATTTTGGCGTAATACGCTATGGCATCGTGTGAAGAATAAGTTTCCCAGCGCCAGCGTTCCGTTAGCGACCAGGCACACAGCTTCGCGCTAGGCGTAAGATCTGTTCTCCCTGCCACCTCGCGCCTATACCAACGCCAAACAATATTCCGCACATGCGCAAAGTCTTTCTGCTCGCGCACCGCGCTAAGTCGGATTAAACCGCTTCGCTTGGGATCGTCTATCTCTGTCGGTGTCATCCACCAATAATTTTGCTCCCTTCTCACCTCGCACCCCCTGCGCTTGCGCTTCGCGCAAGTGCGCCTAATTCCACCTTTGTGCGCGAGTGAGCGTTAGACTTCGCGAGTGCGCTTAGAGAGGGGAAAATGCGACAGCATTTTACCTCTCTCATACATATATAATTCTTATATATTGGATATATGGATATGTTAGTTACCTTCGTTGGATATGTTCGCCTAGGGTGTTGGACATGTTCGCCTAGGTTATTGGATATGTTAGTAACATTCATTAGTGTATTTCCTTGCTGAAATTTATCTGCATTATGAGGCTCTCGATCTGGGCCACAAATCGTTTTTCTTCGAGCGTTTGCTTCTTTTTATTCATGGTTGGGAGCGCGTATTGTCTTAGCGCTTCGTTGAGAATGTTTTTATCTTCGCTACTTAGTATTAGTTTTATTGCCATCTTTTTTCTCCTTTCTTTGGTTAAAGATACGATCAAATTCTTTTTCAAATCTTTCTCTATCTTTCATTGGTCTTGGTTTATCGCCTTTACCTGACATCACTCTCTCCCTGTTCCGTTGCAATACTCGCAAACTTCATTGGTTGGTAATGTGCCACAGCCATTACAGTTAGGACATTCGTCTTTCATTCTTGCCTCCATATCATCCATATAGCTAACACAGCCAGGAATACAGTTAAGTTAGTTATCATTAAGTCGCTCATACGCTCTCCATATTTTTAAGAATGTGGCAGATAACTTCCACAGTCCATCCGTTACCAAGCATTTTATAGCGTTGGGTATTGGATACGCCTTCGGTGTAATTATCTGGCACTGTTTGTAATCGTTCGCACTCAACAGGAGTTAATTTTCGCCAGTAAACACCATCATTAATTTTTACTGGCTCTTTTCCACCACCACTATTACCAGCCATCAATGTTGGAGATTTACCCTCTGGAGAATAAACTCTACTGCTTGAATGACTTGGATTGTTTAATTGTATAATCCCATTTGCTGATGGTTTTGGATCATCTTTTAATGTTTCTTTAAATTTATTTATTCTATCTTCAGAAAAAGTAACAACTACATTATCTTTGGTGAAGGTACTAACAGCGTTACTCTTTTCATCTTTTCTAGTTTCTAGCATTTGCTTTGGAGTAGTTTCTTTCCATTTAACATTTTTACCGCTTTCATCTAATGATCTCCCTCTCCAGGCGCCTGCCCTTATTGGAACTAAAGTCATACCATTGTTACCTGCACCCTTATACATAGTGGCAGTCATACACAATGACTTTTCATCAATATTTTTATAATGCCTTTGGTTTCTTGCAGTATCTTTAACAGGGTTTTCGCTTGGATCTTCTTCCAATATATCCCTTAACACAATCCCTCTTTCCTCTGGTTGGGTGATGTTTGGAATATTAGTCCAATAATATCTTTGTCTTGATTGTGCGCTAACCAAAGAACTATTAATAAAGATAGGCTCAATACCAAATGGTATCTCTGGGTAACAGGCTGATACTTGCTCGCTGATAATCTGTAAGTATTCTTTTTTCATTTTTACATTTTCTAATAAAAAATATTTCGGCTTAATTTCTTTTAACAGCCTAATAAATTCAAAGAAAAGTGCAGATCTTGGATCATTAAATGCTAATTGCTTTCCTGCAAAACTAAATCCCTGACATGGTGAGCCTGCTAATATTAAATCCACATCTTGATAATCTTCCCCACGCACCGCGCACACATCCCCAATTTGTATGGTTTTTGGAAAGTTCTTTTGCGTAATCTCCATAGCGTATTTATCAATCTCGCTCGCATAGTAAGTGTCCACTTTAATGCCAAGACGATTAAGAGCTATCTGTCCGCAGCTCATCCCATCAAATAAACTTAATACTTTCATTAAAATTCTCCGAAGTTAAATTTGTTTTCCTCATAAGGCTCTAGCACCGCACCGCGCCTAAAGAGAGTTTTTACTTTAGTGTCTATCTCGCTAGAGTTAGATTTCACCACCCCACCGCGCACCACGCGCAAAGGATCAAACTCTACGCCCTCATCAATGCAGATGCGCTCTGCTTCCTCCTCTTTCGCAAGCCACAGACCAAATGCCTGGCGTGCTGAATCCACAAGGGCTGTTGCGCCTCTAATATAGGAGCGTGCAAGCATAGGATCATCAGTATGAGAAAGAGCAGCTTTACTCATGTGATGGATGCTCATAACGCTTGCTCCTAATTGCGAGGAGATAGAGGCGCACAGCTGACCATATAATTGTGCTGCTTCATTGCTTGACGACAACGGAGCTGCACTCATTGCTTGGATCGGATCAAGAATCACTAAGGCCAGATCGTTAATCTTGCCTAGCTCATCTATTAATTCATTGGCTTGTTCGGTGATATGTAAACCATCTTTGTTATCTCTAAGAAGTGTCATAGTTTGTTCGGTATCAGGAATGGTATAGGCAAAAGTATCATATAAAGTGTCATACCTTTTTTGTTCAGGATCTAAAGCCATAATCCTTCTATGCAATTCGTGTTGATCATCCTCTGCGCTTATATAAACCACATTACCAGATTTAATAATAGGATGACCAAACCAAGTGCCATGACCTCTAGTAACTTTTAATGCAAGATCTAAGGCCAACATAGATTTACCCACGCCACCAATACCTGCAAATATAGATGGCTTACCTTTTTCTAAAAACTTATCCACAAGAAATTCACGCTTGGGTGGCTCGCCTGTTAGGCGTTTTATAGAGAATCTTGTAATACCTAAACTGCTGGTTATGATTTCTTTAGCAACACGCTCTAATCCGTGTTCTAAATACATATCATTGTAATCGCCTGTAATGCTCGGTATGCGCTTGAAACAATTAGGGTAGGCATTTGCTATGTCTTGTGTATTTCGTTGTCCCACAGAGCTTATATCGTTGTCTAGGGCTATGTATATTTTGCATTGTGATACTCCTCTGATGTTTTTAACTGCCCTCATCCCAAAGTTTGCAGAAAAAACACACGCGGTTGGTATCTTAGTAGCTTCATATACAGTCGCAGCAGTTGCGTAACCCTCGACAACGATAAGCTCTTTTATATGTGGTAATTCATCCACGCTGAAACCAAGACAAAACATATTGCCTTTGATCTCTCCGCCTGGATAAAACTTTTTATTGCCATTTTTATCAATGTACTGTAGTGAACGAATGTCCCCTGTGATATTATGCACAGGAACAACCAAACTATCATTTGGATCTGTTTTTAAACCATAGCTTTTAACTTTTTTATTTGTGAGATACTCATGTTCAGTCGTATTTTTGTAAGATGCAAAGAGTTCGTTTACCTCTGTTGCCACTTCCTCGTTCCTATTTTTCTTAATTTCTTCCAGCCTCTGTTGAGCCTCCGCCATTTGTTGTTTTAATTTAGCGGTATCTACAGGGCTAAGTGTGCTGGTATCTATAGAACTCCATTTGCCTTCAAATCCTGTTTTCCAATTACCAAAGGTAGCAAAGTAATTACCTGATAATTCATTAACAACATACCAACCTGATTTCTGATTGGATCTATCTGCTTTAGATCCTAGCCCCTCGCTCACGCGCACGCGCACCAAGTTTCCACTTGTGTCCAGATGATCTACTTGCAGACCATGATTGCTTAACTCCCCTACCAAATCATTGAGATCTGGCATCCTGACTTTGGATTGCTCTTTATAGTTTGCTAAATACTTAGATAGATCCATCCTCTATTACCTTCTCTAGTTTGCCTGTTCTTGCTTGTTCATTAGCCCAAGTCAAATAAGCATCAACTATGCGTAGGTAAAAGAGTTCACGATCCTCTCTGCTCCACTCGTGGAGAATGTAGGATTTATTCTTTTTAGATATTTCTAAATAAGATTGTTTGCTTGCGTTGATTGTATAATCAATCCCTTCATCACAAGCTACTGCTACTCTTTTCAATTTCTTACCCTCGCGTATAAGTTCTAAATGTTCTTTGCAACAGCATCCATAAATGCTATCGCTGTTTATCAGAAGCCTAGGGCTTTGCGCTGGGAGGAAACAATATCCACACAGCGCAGGCCTAAACTTCTTCGGATTAAAATGGTATTTCGTCTGATTCTTCCGTGCTAACACTTGGTTTCTCCTTTTTAACTGCTACAGGTTTTTCTTCCTCTATAGCAGGTTTAAAAGAATTACCAAATTTAGAATCAAGTTCAGGATAATCACCATCATTTAACTTAATGCTACAGCTCACGACTTTGCCATGTAGTTGGCTTGTATCACCAACAATGGAATCAAAGCCAGCAGCTATAGATAGTTTTTCAAGTTCCTCAAATCCCCATTGCACATATTTTGGATTTTCATGCGCAATAGTTATTAAGTGTCCAATAGGTATTTTTTTTGGCAAAAGTTGGAATTGAATTTTACATCCAGCCCAACCTCTATCATTTTGCATTTCGCTATCGCCAACAATTTGCAAATTGTATCTACCAGGTTTTACCTTTTCTGATTCATGCGCCATAGGCACAAGACCTTCAAATCTATTTTTTAAGTCCATAAATTACTCCCTAAAAATTATCCCAAATCATACGAATCATATCTTTCGAGATGATCAATATAATCTGAGATATCTGCGTTAATAAATGCGAGCCACTTAAACCCATCATGCGGTAAGTTGTTGTTATCTTCATCAATCCTTTTTAATTGTTTATTTAAAACTTTATTAACTCGTCTTAATGAAAGTAACAGTCTTTCGGTTTCGGGTAGTTTGCTCACTTGATCATTTCCTCACGGATTGCTTGCCAATCCATAGGCATTTCACTTGGTAAACCATAACGATTCTTCGCTAGATAACCAGGTGCTTGTTCTGTAAAGATCTTTCTGTCACCAGCAATGGTTTTGGTTGTCATACCTCCGCCTTTGCCTTTGACCTGTACAGTCCCAAGTTTGTAGTTACAGAAAAATACTGCATCTGAATGTTCAACAATCAAGTCAGCAGCTTTTCTATGTAATTTAATTTCATGTCTATCGTGTGGCTCTTGTGATGGATCTTCATATCTTTTGATTTGGTTATGAGCAATCTGTAGTACAGACATGCCTTTCTCATCTCTAAGTTTATTAAGAAGTTCCACATATTCTTTCCAACCATTGAGAGCAGCTACATAACCTTTACCATAAGCAGGTGTATCTATCTGCGCCCAACCATTTTCTTCACATACATGTTCCCACAATAGAGTTTCACACCAATCTAAAGAATCAATACAGACCACTTTGTAATTGTGATCTTCTGTAAGTAATTCATTCAAATTGTTTATAAAAGTATTCCAATCTTTAGCAACAGGAAAATGATCGCACTCAATCTTTCCGATACCATCTTCGGATTGCACAATGATTGTATTACCCATGCTTGCAGCAAAAGTTGTTTTACCAATACCACCTGGGCCATATAAAACCATGATAGGTGGTTTAAGTTTCGCTTTCTTTCTGATTGCAGCTAAACTCATTGAACAACCTCAACAGTTTCTTCTTTATCACCGCCTTCAACAGCATCTTTTAATAGATTGCTTTTATGTTGTGAATAAAGCTCACACTTTTCAATTTCTACTTGTAATTCAAAATTGACTTTAGCTCTTTGATTTAAAAAATCATTTCGCTGGTTATTGCTAAACACCACTTGGTTATAAAGCAATTTATTTTCATCACTTAAATCATCAACCAAATACTCTTGACCATCTTCATCAAAAGTAAAAGTTAATGGTTGCTTTTTATTTTCTTCGGACATTTATTTCTCCTCGTAATATTTTTTATAAGCATCACAGTTGGGTTTAAATGCACAGAATCTACAATGATCCCCTGCAACAAACTGTGGGTTTTCTTCAAAGCAAGCATCAATAGCTGGCTTCAAATCGTTGAAGCCCCAATGCACAAGATTGGGTGCTGAAATCTCAAATGTTTTTATAGGGCTGCTAACTTTTGGTTGCACAATAGTCAGCTCCATAGTGATATCAGGATTGCCACCTCCGTATCTGGTTAATGCTCCTAAACCATAAATCATTAACTGTTTATTTTTCACAGGATCTACAGCCCATTTACCAGACTTTAAATCAATAACACAAATTCTATTTTCTGCTAACAAGATACAGTCAGCAGTTCCATAGCATTTATCTGATATCTCGTTTAGGTAAACCTTTTCTTCTATTACTTTCCGCGCACCAAGTTCTTCTTCTCTCTTTAATATATAGTCAACATAAACTTCCGCGCAGTTAATCATTTCTTCGTCTATTTCAATTTCAAAATCTTCTATGACTTCTTTTCTATCCAACCAATAATCGCGCAATGTCATATCGCGTAGACGATCCTTTAATAACATCTCTGTCATGTGGTGAATAAGTGTTCCGTTTGCAGCAGCTAAATTGGTTTCGTATGGCATGTCTGCATTAGCTAATACAGAGCCTGGACAATTAAACCAGCGATCAGCTGATGATGGACTAGCTAGTGCGTGCGCCATTAGAAATGTATGAATCCTTTTCTAAAGTTTCTATTTCAGAAAGTTCGTATAAAACCTTACCACCTATCTTGTAATAGTTAGGCCCTTGGTTTTTACCTCTCCAATTCTCTAATGTTCTTGGACTTTTGTTCCAGCGTTTCGCCAGCTCATAAGTGTTTAAAAATACTTTATTGCTTTCAGACATTTCTTTTAGCTCCCTTTTGTATCTATTTATTGTGTAAATTACACTTTTTCCCTTATAATTGCAATAACTAATTTTAAAAAAGGGAGTTAAAGATGAGCATTGATAATGCAACAGATAAAGATTGGGATGAAGCTATTAGAAATTTGGCTTCTAAAAAACAGATTGGGGGTAGTCATTATAAGACTTTAAAAATATCTCCAACTGAATATGTTTATGCGAACAACCTGTCTTGGAATCTTGGTAATGTAATTAAATACATAACCAGAAGAAAGACAGATCAGGTGGAAGATCGTGTTAATGATCTTCTGAAAGCAAAGCACTACATAGACCTAGAGTTGCAAATGGTTTATGGCAGAGATGCAGATGGAAATGACATAGGGCCATATACCATAGAAACTAAGGTCTAGGAGCATGGATATGAATCTTGCTGACTTTAACGATCCTATTCTTTCAGAAAGGAATGGAAGAAAACCTGTCTATATGGATAGGAATCTGGTTAAAGACTTTTTAGTATTCTGTAGAAACCATAACAAAGATCCTCATAGCGTTGCTGAATACCTACTTAAACTAGGTATTCATGCAACTCAAAAGGATAATATTTGTATTGATATAGATAACTTATAAAGTTCTTGAATTGATAATGCTTTCTATATGATTGCCGACTAGGTTTGCGTTTTCGATAGCCTTGTCTTGATGAATGTGAGCATACCTTTGGGTAGTCGCCTGATCTCTGTGTCCTAACAATCCACCCACTTCAGCTAGACTTACTTTCTGTAATGACCAAGATGCGTATGAGTGTCTTATGTCATGTAAGCAAACATCTTCTAAACCAGCAAGTTGTTTAATCTTCTCCCACGCGCGCCTAGGGGTTTTTATTCCTACGATATTCTCGCCCTCCCCACGCGCACACCCAGAGATGATCTCCATTGCCATGGGCGCAAGATAAATCACACGATCCTCGCCCAACTTGTCGGTCTTGTGATCTTTGATGATGAGAGCGTTACCATGCAAGTCAGACCACTTGGCGTTGCCGATTTCCCCTTTGCGCGCGCCTGTTAAGATTAATAACCAAATAAAAGCTACGGACTTTTTATATTGCGGTTTGTCTTTGAGTTCTTCTAAGACTTCGGTGATGCGTAAAAGTTCTGCGTTAGTGAGATAGCGTTTGCGCTTGTTCTCTCTGTTCTTACCTATGTGGGTGGCTGGATTGCTTTCTACATAGGAGAGCGTGATAGCCAGGTTAAACATAGACTTCAGCATAGTTAAACAACTATTGGCGGTGTAGGGTGCGCGGTCTGATATATCAAAATGTAATGTTGCAATATCACCGCGAATGATGGTGCTTATATCTTTATCGCCAAGCGTTTCTTTAATATTGTTGTTATAGGTTTGTTCTATTTTAGTAATGGTCTTGCATTTCCTTCTAGCAAGATCTTTTTTATAGATCACAAACAAATCATTGAGTGTTTTCATATTAGTCCCTTTGTGTATGTTTGTGTAGTTTACTAAATATTTTTCAAAATATCTAGCAAGTTGCGAACAGCATCATTATTCTTCATGTGTTCATCAATGATGGTTATTTGATTTTCTGTGTGTGGTTTTATAAAGACTATGTTGCGGTGTTCTAAAGAAACCAAAGCAAAGATATCTATTAGGCCTTTTTTATATTCTCTGTCTTTAGTATGCGATCCTCTGCGCAGATCAAACCGCCAATTCTTTTTGTGCAGTTCTTGTTTGGATTTGGTTTTAACTTGTACTCTATAAAAAATATCTTGGTATTCAAATATGAGATCAGCCAAACCAGCGTTTGGTGTGAGTAGTACATTGTCTGATAAAAGCGAGAGGACAGAAGCTGTCAGATATTCACCCGATAGACCAATTCTATGGGTTGGATGTGACATTGGTTATTTAAGTTCTTTAGATAGCCTTGTTTCTTTAACATAATCAGATAATTGTTTTTGTCTATCTTGTATTATATTTATATATTTTTCTTGTAATTTTTTTCTTTCTTCTGGTGTTAAATTTTTATCTCTTAAAACCTGCGTTCTTCTAGCTTTAATTCTTGATATCTCATTTTTCATAAATTTAATATTATCTGCTCTGCTTTTTGCTGGATCTATTGGATATATATTTACACCAAACAGTCTTGTTATGGCTTGAGTTTTGGTTATCTTGGGATCTCCATATTTATTTACATCTTTATTAATAGATTCAAGTAATTTTCCAGCAAAGCCTATATCAGTTAACCAGGTTGGGGCTGCCATTCTATAACCATAGAAAAATAAATCTGCTATTTGTTTTGATGGTGGATCAAACTCATTAATAATTTCTCTTTGTGTAAATGGATCTATATTTGTTTGAATAGCACTGACTATTTGAGGCAGAGGGCCACCAAATACGCCAGATGCAGACAAAGCATCTCTTATCTTTCCTTGAGAGATATCTTTAACAATTCCAGTAAACATTGAGTATGGTAAAAAATAGCTAAAATCAAATACTTGCCACTTATCATTCTCATCTTTAACTGGCAAAATAACTGCATTTCCATTATCTCTAATCCATTTAGGCATTGAGTTTTTTACAATTTCAACATCTTCTTGTGTTATGCCTTGATAATTTTTTAATATTTCGTGCATACCATAAGGTAATGCAACATATGGCAAATATCTTTCTGGATATCTTATTGCGGTTTCTAATAGGTTTGGAAGAACTTTATAATAATAAGTTATAAAAGGAATACCAACAGGTGCATTTCTTAAGTATCTAACAGATGGTGGAACTAAAGAATAATCAAATAATGTTTCTTGCGCCCTTAAAGCTGCTGTAGCTTCATCTGCACCTTTAGACATCTCATCTATTATTTTTGCTGTTTTACCTAGAATTTCCATTTTTTGATAGGCATTACTAGCTATATCTGCTGTTGCCCCAGCTATATATTTAACCTTATCTATTGGGTTTCCTGTTTGTTTTGCTTTAGCTCGTAGGTATGCTTTATTAATATCTATCATTTCTTGTTTGGTAAAAGTAGAATTTAATATTCCATATTTGTTTGCTATTTCTGTATATGGCCCATTTTTTCTCATATCATCTAAGGCCTGCATTAATCTTGTTGGTAACTTTCTCCAACTTATTCCAGATAAATTTAATAAAATTACATTAGATAAAAGGTTGCGAACTTGTGTTGGCGGATTTAAAGCAACTTTACTCATCTTCCATAATTTAGTCGCTTGCGTTACAGCTCCCTCATCGCCTAGTATTGATTTAGCCCAATTTTCTTTTGGTTTTACAAAATCACCAGCAGACATTAAATCGTCATATATTTCTTTTCTAACATACGATCCTTTTAATGCTCCATATTGTTTTGTTTCTGGAACTTTTCTATATAAAGATAAATCTTCTTTTCTTATGTTTATATTTGCTTGATCTATTAAATTATCTAAAGAGTCTACTAATTTTTTATCTTCTTTTGGTCTTAAGCCCTTAACTATTTCTTCATTGATTCTAATTTTTTCTTCATTTAACCAAACAGGACTTACTTTTTTCCCTTGAAATTCAATTAATCCTGATTGCACAGTCCATTTAGGATCTTCTGATATTTTTTCAAATAAACTATATCTAACAATATCAGTCATTGGATCTTCTATTGCTTTTGGCCCTTGTAAAGACACATCTTTAACTTCGCCCAGGAATTCTTTGGTAGCATCATCTAATTCTTTCCTAGACTTTGTATAATCCATTCTTCCTTTTTTATCTAAATATTTTAAATACATTCTTGGAAGGTAAGATTCTTTGTTTTTATCAACAACATCTTTGGATAATATTTTTGCGTTGACCAAAGAATCTCCGATAAAGTCTATGCTTTCTCTTAGGTCTTTTGCCTGGCTTCTTATTATAGGATTTTCTATTGTTTCCAAAGCAGCATCTTTAAGGAGATATTTGCGTACACTTGAATTTTCTTCAGGTGTTAATTTAGAAAATGTATCATAAACATCACGAGTTACATTTCTTATTTTTTCTAATTTTCCTGTAGCCAATCCTCTTAATGACAAGTATCTATCTTGATCTGGTAAAGACTTTAAGGGTTTGTATTTAACAAATGGTTTTTTAATAGAATCTATAGCTTGGGTTGCAATCTTTTGATAATTTTTACCTAATAAACCAGATGCTATTTCTCTTGATGATAAATTCACATCCTCTATTGGTTTTGCTATTTCTTGTAATTTTTCTGTGATTGATAATTCTTGCTTTGTCGTTGGTTGTAATATTGGATCTTGTTGTTTAATAGATTTAATTTTTTCTGCAAACTCAGGATAATTATTTGCTCTTATAGTTGGAGAATAAACTTTTATTGTGCTGCCATCAGTATCGATTCCTGGCTTACTAAATAAAAAACTTTTTCTTTCAAGTGAATCTAAAATATTATCTGCGGATGCAGAATCAATTTTTAATTTTCTTTGCAAAACATCTGAATTTATTATTGGCCATGAACCATTCAATGCTTGTTTTTCTTGTGGTGTTAATACAAGATCTTCTTTCATTACTGACTCTACATCTTTTTGTATTTCTTCTGTAGTAAGATTTTCTTTTTGTATTGTTGGTGCTTCTCTATTTGCAATTTGGTTTAATTTTCTTGCTGCTATATTTGCACTTATGCCTCCAATAGCACCACCTATTCCACCACCGACAACACCACCAAAAGCTGCTGCTTTTGCAGATTCTTCTAAATCAAATTCTTCTTGTACTCCAGCATTTATTTTAGATGCCTGTCTAAAATAATTATCCGTAGCAGAATATATTGATCCTTCTATAGATCCAATTTTTGCGCCTTGTTTTAAGCCTGCTTTGGTTGCTTGCTTAACACCTTCTTTAATTGCTTGTTTAACCGCCTGTGCGCCAGCAGTACTAACACCAAATGTTGTAGCTCCAATTAAAGTGGTTGGATCTGTTAAAACTCCCTTTAATGCTCTGCCAGCACCAGACCAGCTAATAGATTTTTTATCATACATATCCATTAGAGTAATAAAATCTTTTTTCTGTTGATCGCTTGCTGACTTAAGTTGATTTGCTTCAACAGCCATTTGTGGCAAATTGTAATTAAATCTTCCCATATAATCTAAACCATAAGTTGCGTAATCTAGATCAGATTCAAGATCTGGGGCTTCTTCTCCTTCGTTCCATTTATAAATAGATTTAGATGCTTTAATCCAATCGGGATCTTCTTTTAAAACATCTTCCGTTAATTTGATTTGCTTTGGTAAGGTTTCTTGTACTGGCTTTTCTTCTATTTGCAGTTGGTTATGTTCTGCAAATATTTTATCTAATTGATCTTTTGTTGGAGGCTGATCTCCAGAGATTTTTAAGGTTTTACCCTCATTGTTTGTTATTGTGTAAACGGGCATTTTAACCCTCTAAGATAGTATAACCTTCAATCTGTAAAGGAACGCTTTGGGTTGCATTTGATGGTTTAGAATTTTGATAAAATTTATCAAATATGCTTAATCTTTCTTGGATTTCTTCCATTTCATATGGTTCACCTGTTATTGGGTTTGTTGCTTTAAGAAGGCTTGCTGTTACTTCGTTTTTAAGTTGTTCTTTTGATTTTCCCTGCCTAACACCAAGCAATGCTATTTGCGCTAATTCTACTTCTTCTGGCGTTCCTGTCTTTGCAATTTCGTTGTATGTTTCTAAGTTTTGTTCAGCAGCAGTTAACTTTCTTGGCCCTTTAAATGTTCCCATTAATAATTCAGATCCCTTTTCTGGCCCTAAAACTTTTGCAAAATCTGTAATTCTTTGATCTATTTGACCTTCATATTTTTTAAGAAAATCTTGATAGGCTTCTTTCTGAGCTTCTTGCTTTTTCTTACCTTCTTGCATTTGTTGTAATGCCAAAGTGTTTTGTACGAAGTCTTTATCGCCCTTTAATGCGCCACCAAGTGCGTATAGCATTAATGCTAAACCTTGGCTTTTGGAGTCTAATTTTTTTGACATATCACCAAATGGGCTTCCGCCTTTTGGTGTTGGGGTAGTTGGTGTTATATATGGTGGAAGTTTTACCTCTTGTTGTTGTTGAACAAAGCCAGCAGGGGATTGTAATGGTTGACTTTGACCGCCACCAAATTGTCCTAAGAAATTTAAAATATTTTGGTTTGCCATTATAAAGCTCCGTAATTAACCATGTAGTAACCATCCACATTTTTAATAACTGCTTCAGGCATATATTTCATAACTTCTTGAGCAAGCACTCCTATAGTTGGATATTTGTCCCAACCAATAGATTTTGCTTTATCATTCCAATTCCAAGAGTAAACATTGTGTCCTTTTTCTTCTCTTAGGAACTTAATATCTTGTTTCATTCTTTCGTCTGATCCAAGAAAATACATCCCTGCTAATTGAGCAGCAGTACCCAATATATCTCCTGTACCAGTTTTTTGTTGTCCTGTTGTGGTTTGAGTTGTCAAAGGCGTACCCAAGCCAGCTTGTAATAAACCAAGTTGTTGAGGGCCATAAGCCAACGCTCTTTGGAACTCTTGATATGGGAACTGTAAAGCAGCCTGTTGTAATTGTTGCTGTTGTGCGCCAATCTGACCAAGTAAACCAAGTCTTTGCATTTGCTCACCGCCCAGCGCACCTAGCAAGCCAGCTCTTTGGGCTTGTGCTTGAAGTTGGAATTGTGGTGCGAATTGAGCCATTCTTGCTTGAATATCTTGTCCTGCAAGTCCTGCTTGCTGTTGAAGTTGTGCTTGCTGTAATGCTCTTTGTTGCGCTTGTTCAGCACCTAATAGACCAGCTTGTTGCTGAAGTTGAGCTTGTTGTAAAGCACGCTGTTGAGCTTGCTCTGCACCAAATATACCAAGCTGTTGTTGTCTTGCGATATCTGCTTCAGCAGCTCTTTGCGCTTGCTCAAATCCTGCTTGTCTTAAACCAGCAACTGTTCTAGCTGCTTGCTCTGCGTATGGTCTTGCAGCTTCTGCTTCTAATAATGCAGATCTTGAGCCACCAAAAGCTCCTGCCCTAATCGATCTTTCTTGAGCTTGTTGTTGTGCTATATCTGCTTGTCTTTGAATATCGCCTAATGCAACATCAATAACTTGTTGTTGATAGGGTGATTGATAGGCTGCAATATCTGCACCCAACAAACCTTTGAATTGAGGTGCTTGCACGCCACCAATTTGTGCTGCTGTGGGTGTTGTTACCTGCGATATGGTTGGTGCTTGAAAACCTGTTAATGGTTGAATGGTTGGGGTTGGAGCTTGAGCTAGTTCCTGTAAACCAGTTAAAGGATCGTATTGCATCCCTGTTTCAAATAAACCACGAGTAGCTTGAAATTGTCTAAGTTGATCTGGATTAAATCCAGCAACCATTGGCCCTGTATATGGTACAAATGGCTGACCAGCTAAACCTTTAGCAGCCTGAAAAAGCTCTTTTTGTTGAGCCTCTTGCCACGCTGGTAAAGTTATTTGTGATGTTTGTGTGCTTTTACCTTTGCTCATAATTCTTTTCTAACCATGTATTCTTCTTGGAATCCTAGATGTTTAATCTTTCTTAACCATCCTTTTCTACCGCCACCATATAAGCGTTTGCAGTTTAGTTTCTTAGCAAACATCTCTATCGTTGGCATCATTTCTTCTAACTCTGTGTAATCTCCACCACAAAAGAGCAAATTTAATGCTCGTGCTTGGGGGAATATTACTAGTTCAGTTATTAGAGCTGATCTTTTACCAGCCCACAAATGAAACATTCCATGTTTTATTTTATCTTTTATATCTTCTATTGTATAGAAATCTTGATATTTCAAAGACTTTTCAATCCAATGTTGGCAACGCTCAAACTCTACTTCCCATTGCTCTCTATCGTCTTTGGGTTTGAGTTCTACTACTTTATTAGTCGCCTTTTGCATATTCGATAATACTCATGTGGATATCTAAATTACCCGCATGACTTGCTTCCACTTTTATAATTTCACCTTGATGAATTATTAATGGATTTACTAATAAATCTGTGGTGCTAGTTGCAGTAATCACTTTACCATTAAATAAATTGTAAGTCGTTGCTCCATGCGTGTTGGTAACATTAATTTGAGTTTGTTGACCTTGATGTTCGCAAACCAAAAAAGAAATAATAACTGAGAAATTAAAGTCATTACCAGATGGTGATGTATAAACAGTAATAGGGGTATTTGCTGTATCTATATTAATATGTACATCTTCAGCTCTTTGAATATATTGTCTTTGTGAGGAAAAGTCCATTATCTCTTACCTCTAGCCTTGGTATCTATTCTGATATTACCAACTTGAAAGTCTTGGGTGGTTGAACCTGTTACTTTCATTTGTATTTGTCTGGCTGTAAACCTTGCATCGGTATAGCCATCACTTTCAAAAGTAAAGTCGCCAAAATCGGTTTCTGCACCTAGTGGTGTGAATTTACCTTTGAAACTAATGGTTACTCCTGGTAGCGTGTTAGCTTCTGAATCTGGAATGATTTGATTAACTTGTACCAATCTATCGCCACTACCTATTTCTATTGGCCCTGACTGACAGAATGGTGATCTACCATTTATGTTTGGTGAATTGTTAAGTGTGGTGGATTCGTGTTCGTAAATAAAACCATTAGAATCACCAGCGATAGGATAGTTAAATACACCTTGGTCAATCCAACAACCTCTGTCTAGTTCACCAATAGACCAGACATTTTGTGCATAGTTCCATATCACATATTTATTAGGGGTGTATTGACTTGTACCGCTTGGAAAGCCCCACCATATCTCGTTGAAGTTAGAGTTGTGTCCACCCCATGATGCTGCTCTGCCTGGCACATTAAGATTATCAAAGACATAATCATGCACTTCGCATGGTATCTCTCTAACTGTGCCATCATAAACAAAGAAAGCGTTTTCACCCATCCATGCTAGGAAATTACCAGTAGGTACGATTACTCTGCGACCTACTGCTTTACAGTTTGTACCAGCATCACCGATACCATAAACAAAAGGTGAGCCAACATACGACATTCTGCTAATACCAGTATCGCTAAACATAATAACATCTGAGCCAAACTTCACTCCGTATAAAGCTCTACCGCCTGTGGGTATTTGTAAATCACCAGCAGTATTGTTAGCTTTAGAAGTCCAGTTTTCTCTATCTTCTCGGTTTGACCATGCAATCTTTCTAGGATCGTCTGCTGATCCTACAGCTACCAAATGTCTTTCGTTGGTTACTAATACTGCTTTGTTGCCTGTAGGTGCATTGGTTACTGCGGTTGCAATAGCATCGGGTGTGCCACCAGAATTAGGCGACCATTCGTAAATCTTACCATCGCCTGAAAAGCAAAAGACTAAAATCTCGCCCCAGTTATCAAAGGAGAAATGACCTGTATCGAGTGGTAGTCCAGATTGACTTCTAGCATCTCCGTAATCTTCTTCACCATAGATATAAGCACCGAATCCAAGCGGATCGTTGGTTGCATCATTAACAAAACCAACAGGAGTAATATCTGTCCAGGTGTTATCGTAAAGTGTGTAAACCTTTTCTCTAGTACCAACCGCTAAGATAGGTTCGCCTAAGTTATCGGAATACGCATACATCCCAATGGGTTCACCATCAAGTGCAATATTTCTTAACTTAGACCAGCCACCTATAGGTTTTAGGTAGCCATTTTCAAAACGAACTAAATCCCCGTCAACCCAACGGCCTTTGTTGGCATAATCAGTTCCGTTCTTGACTATGCCTGCGGGTGGGGTGATTGGGAATAATGCCATTCACTAAGCTACGAGATGCTTGGTAACAGAAGTTGGATTCTTTTGGTTTGCGATATTAGCATCCAATCCATCTTTCAAACCTTGTACAGCTTCAGCACCCATAGCAGCTTCAACCCAACCTTGTACTTGTGAGCTTGTCACGCTGTCAAAGTTTGTGAAGTTAGATAGGTCTGAAGTATCAAGGCTTTGAGTACCATAGACTGAAGCAACATAAGGATTACCTTCTGCATCGACTTCAGTATCGGTAGCGTTCAAACGCCAGTGTACGTTATAAATCACATTGCTGTGACCTTCTTCGGATGGGTACACATCAACTGTGTTTACATTCCATTGATAAGTTATTGCCATTTTTATTCTCCTTTAAGTAGTGCTACTTCGGCTTGTAGCTGTTCGATTAAGACTTGTTGTTCTTGGATGGCTTTTACTAGCAATGGTGTAATTCTTCCGTAATCCATGCCTTGCATTTTGTCGCCATCTTTTTCACCCACGACAGCATCATTAAATATTTCTTGTACTTCGTGAGCTATAAAACCTTCACTAGATTCACCATCTTTTTTCCAATCAAATTGAACAGGGTTGAGCTGTTTTACTCTTTCCAAACCATTTGCAAGTGGTTGGATGTTTTCTTTTAAACGATAGTCTGAGCTTGTAGCATACGTTGTTGTGGAACTTCCTACTCCAATTCTCCCAACCTCTGTATTGTTTTGCCTAAAATCTATTTCGTAACTTGTACCAGTTGCATTATTATTATTATAACTAAAGATTTCATTAGCTGATGTAAAGTTGCAAACCATCGCACCAGTTCCATTAGAATTGATACTAGTGCCTGTTGCTGTTAAACCGCCTACTGAAGTGCCTATCAACAAGGCTCCTGCACTATCAATCCTCATGCGTTCTGTGCCACCAGTAAAAAATGACATAGAATTACTAGAATGATTGTAAGTAATATTACCTACATCCGAATCGTCTTTATCACCAAAATTAATTGCACTTTCAGATGCACTTCCTGCAATAATTCCTATATGACAACCCTGTGAAGAGTTGAAGTTTCTTTGAGCAATTATTACCTCGCCATCAGGAAAAGATGGTGTACCTTCTGTAGCATCATGAACTACATGAAGTCCTTTAGTAGATGTTTGTGGTGAGGTTGTACCAATACCAACTCGTCCTGATGAGTCGATGATCATGCGATTATTAGAACCACCAGTTTGAAACTGTAATTGACCTGCTGCATTTGATGCTCTTATATAACTTGTAGAAGCACGAGTAAAGTCCATTATTACACCTTGATAATCTACCGACCAGTTTGCTAAAGTTCCTGTAACTTTTAATTCTCCCTGATAAACATCTAACTTAGCAGCAGGACTAGTCGTACCAATACCAAGCGATTCAGCACTTGCATCCCAAAATAGAGCTTGGCTAACTCCTGTATCATCGTAGAAGGAGATGTCGCCTGTGGCGTGGTCTAAAGAAAGTCTATTTGTGACTGAGCTTTTTGCATCATTAATCGTTGATAAGAAAAAGTCACCACCATTATTTAATAACCTTGTATTAACATCAGTAGTATCACTTTCCATAAGTAATAAAGATGGGGTGGTGTCTGAAATTTCTGCATCACCATCAACAGTCAAACCATCAAAGGTTGGTGTACCTGCAACATCTAAACCTGTAAGCGTACCAAGACTTGTAATATTAGGTTGAGCAGCAGTAGCCAATGTACCTGTAATAGAGGTATTAGCAGTTAAAGTTGTAAATGTACCTGCTGCTGGAGTTGTGCCACCAATGATAGAGCTGTCTATTACAGCTCCGTCTAGGTTCATCGCTACGGATGTACCAGTGGAGCTAAACAGCGCATCAAGATCGTCTAAATCATCGTTTAGTTTAGTACCCCAGGTATCGGTGGATGCACCGACCTCTGGTTTGGTTAGGTTTAGGTTAGTGGTAAATGTATCTGCCATAAATCTTTATCCTTTAAGCTGCGTCTTGTTCATCTAGTTCTGTCCATGGAGTGCTTGGATTGCTTAATGTTGTCCAAGTTGTACTTGTGGTTTGATCTGTCCATGTATCAGATGGAACAATTATATCATTCCATTTTAAACCACCGATAGCAGAAAAACTACTACTTTGCGATATGGTAGCACTTCCTCTGTCAATTTGTCTGCCGATAGCATCAAAGCCAGATACAGCAGCACATGCAGCACTAGCACTTACTGTAAATCTACCAACCGCAGTCATTCCAGAAGTTTCTGCGCATGTTGCTGTACCTCTGTCTATTTGTTTACCAACTGCACTCATGCCAGATGTTTCTGCACAAGTGGCTGATCCTAGATCAACCTGTGTGCCAACTGCGGACATTCCGCTAGTTTCTGCGATAGTAGCTGATCCTAAGTCTATTTGTGTGCCTACCGCAGTCATGCTTGATGTCTGCGCTATGGTTGCTGTTCCGCGATCTATTTGTCTGCCGATTGCAGACATATCGGATGATTGAGCTATAGTGGCTGATCCACGATCTATTTGCCTTCCTATAGCTGAAGCACCAGATGTTGCTACTATGGTGGATGCACCAAGATTAATCTTGTGGCCTACTGCATTGAATCCTGATGTTTGTGCAGAAGTAGCTGCACCTAATTTAATAACTACACCAACAGAGGTAAATCCTGATGTTTGCGCTGATGTAGCGGTAGCGTTCTTTTGAACGGATGATTCGGCTGTAAAGCCAGATGTTTGAGCAGATGTAGCTACGCCAAAATGATATACGGGAGTTCCATAGTTGGACTTCCCGTATGTATATAACCCGTAGCCTACAGAGGCCATTGTATTAAGCTAATGTGATGTCTAAATCACCAGCATCAAATCTAAATACATCTCCTGAAGATACTACTTTTGAAGTATCTAAGTTTGCATAAGCAAGTAAGTTACCAGCACTTGAAGCATCTAAAACACCTACAGCTACAACAGTTCCATAGTTGGCAGTTGCAGTTGGGTATTCAATAGCTGCTGAGTTACTTGCAGTTGTTGGTGATGTACCAGATACAGTAAAGGTAGCAGTTTGTCTTGCATACGCTGTACCTGCAGTTGTTACTTCAGTACCGCCACCAGTATCATCTGGTGCTACAGTATATAAAGCTACATACAAAGTTGCGGGTGCAGTGTAAGAAACTCCGCCAAAAACATGATCCAATACTTTATCTTCTAAATAATCGCTAAATCCAGCCATTTATTACTCCTAATTATTACTCCAATAGTAAATATTTTTTCTAGCTTTTCCATAAGATCTTCTTCTTGGTATCAAAGATCCTTTAGAAAACTCTGCCCTTTCTTGCTGCATCCTGAGTTCCTCTAAGGACTTCTCAAACTGAGCATTGAAAAGTGGTGCTCTCTCATCTTCCATAAGGAAGACAGATGCATGTTTCAATGATCCATATAAGTAAATATCTGGATGCGAGGCTAATACAAAGTTAGATGTATTAGAATCACTTAAAGCATTTATTTTACTAAAGTATGTTAATTGTAATGTATATTCAGCATCAGGGGTAGGGGCAAGTTCCATTGTATTGTCTACTAATGCAAAATAAATAGGTTGACCTGTGACATTGTTGTTTGCCTTTCTATAAATATCCAATGATTCAATAGACATTTGCATTAATGGGCTAAAATTATTGGATGTAATTTCTACATTAACAGCTTCTAACCAATCGGATGGTAGAGATAAATATTGTGCATCTGCGGTTGCGGTTGCTCTTTTAACTTGATCTGCAACGCGTAATCTTCTGTTTAATTCGGCTTCGGTATTGTCAATAAATATATCTATTTCAGATGTAAGATCTGATCTGTTTAGATAATTCGCTATGTTTGTTTTTAATTCGCTGTATGTCATAGTTTACCTTGCCATGTTCTAAATACTTTATTATCTGAATTGTTTAGCCATTTCTTCCATGCTTTCATATCGTTAGCCCATCCTTCGCGACAAGCTCTTTGATAAACTACTAATGGGACTTCTGCAACATGACGGAAGTCTTTACCTGGTTTTACATATTCTGCAATGTTTTTACAATGCTCTATGACTGGCTGAACATCCTGTGTGGTGTGATACACAAGTTTATCATCTTCTGTGGCAAATTCGTGTGTATAACCAGTTTTATGATCTATTAATGTTTTTCTAGCCATATTGCTTTTCTAAAAGTTCAACAACTTTAATTTTATCATTGACTTTAGCTATTTGACTAATAATTTTAAGAATAAAAAAAAGGCGGAGTAGAAATTAATCTAACCCCGCCTCATCCCGATCAATTAAGATACATTAAGGTCTGCAACAATACCATGAGCAGCTTCGTTGGATACTTCTAATCCATACTCAACTACGATCATTTTTGTCATAGCGTCACCTATAGTTGCGATATCAACAGTTTTGAAATCTCTTAGGTATGACACTTTAGCAAATTCAGGATCAACAAGAAGCAATGATCTTTCTCTTGATCTGTTTGATGGAACGATTTTAAGTTCACCAAAGTCAGATGAATAGATAGATACTGAAGCCTCTACTGTATTAGCATCTACAAATTGTCTTGCTTGTGTTCTACCTGTGAAACCAGAAATAACTTGTTTGTTATGTGGGCCACAAATAGCTAATGATGGTTCGCCACCATTAGTGAAGCATAGTTGTAGAACATCTTTAAGTAGATCTTCAGTTAGAGCTCTTTGAGTTCCGTCAGTTGGAGCAGCACCGCCACCTGTAGAAGCACCACCAGTTCCTCTTGAATCGTTTGAAGTGATCCAAGATTCGAAACCGCCAGTTACCCTTGCAGTTGAAGCGTTACCAGTTGTTTTAGCTCCGTTCTGAGAAAGAGCTTCTTCCATATCTCTTTTAAGAGCTTTAGACATAATAGCAAGTTGGTGAGCCATTTCTGATCTCTTACCTGCTGGATCTGAACTCTCTTGAGAGCCTGTTACTGTTGCATCTCTTTTTGAGATCATACATACATTACTTTGCCTTACAGTAGCTGTAGCAGCTGCTCTTGAAAGTTCAAAACCTTCAAGTTCGCCACTTGCACTAGGTACAGGTAAAGATTCGGTTTGCCAATCAAACACCACATTTTTAACACTTCTTTTGCCGATTGAGGACATAAAGGGAGTTTGCATTGGGGAGATGTTGTAAATGATATTACTTAAATCTTCCCTGTCAGCAGTTGCGGTGTAAGTATCAAAAGCGTTAGTTACTTTTGCCATGAGTTTACTCCTATATAAAAAATTACTTTAACATTTGTTCAAAAACTTTGGCTGCATCTGATGTTTTACCAGTTTTAGCCAACCTTTGTTTTGCTCTCTTTGCTGGTGCTACCGATTTTATTTTAGTAACTGCGCCTGGTCTTGCAACACGAGCTGGTGCTTTTTCGGTTGGTTTTTTCTTAGTTGCTTGAACAGTTTTATCATTCAACCAAGCATTACGCAAACCAAGCAAAGCTCTATAGTCGTAGATCGTATCCATTTCTTGTGCTGTATAGCCAAGAGTGTTGATTCCGTAATCGCGAATAGCTAACTTTTCTTGTTGGGCGATTTCTGGATTCTTCCATTCTGGAATAATCTCAAGAAGTTTTTGTTGTCCGTATTGTACGAACTGTGCTAATTGCCCTTGCTGTTTTTGATAGGCCTCTTGTTGAAGCCTTTGGTTTTCAGCTTGAGTAGCTCTTAACTTCTCTTTTCTTTCATCCCAAAGTTGCTTTTCACGAACATAACCAACAGGATCATCTTCGTACAACCTGTTCCAATCAGGCTCGTTAGCTAAATCAGCACTTAATTGTGCTTCTAGTTTAGGTAACAACTGAGCATAGATTGCATCTCTTTGCGCTAACTCTTGTTGCTGTTGCTCAATCAATTTTCTTTGTTGAGCTAACTCTTGAGTTTTGCGCGTGTAATCTTGCTGACGAGAATATCCGCTTTGGAGTTCTTCAAGCGTGACCTCAACTTCTTCTCCGTCAATCTTGACTGTATAAGAAGTGGGTTGCTTTAGTCTGTCCTCAACCTCGTTTTGTTCTTCATCATCAAATTCGTCATCTTCATCAAACTCGTATTCTTCATCTGCTTCATCTAGTTCAGCATCTTCAGGTAACTCATCTTCTTCGATGACCTCTACTTCGTTTATATCGACTTCTTCAACTGTATCCTCAGGGGGAGTTAAGAAACTTTCAAAAGCTGAAGTAGCTTTTTCATTATCAGTTTGTAAAGCAGTCGGTTTATCCGTTATTGCCATAAAATACTCCTATATTGTATTTTTATAATATTTTATACGAATTGTTTATAAAAAGAAAATATCAGACTATGTTTCTGATTTTGTTTATGTAGGATTGGGTGAGCTTTCCTTTTTCAGCTACGATTCTTAGGTGTTTTTCTATCTCTGATAATAATAAGACTGACTTATGTAAATGCTCTCTACTATTCACATTATCTATATCTTGATCTTTTAACCAAGCATCAATATAAGATTGTTTTAGGTTTTCTAAAACTTCTTTAAAGATTTCTGAATTTAATATTTGTTGAGCTTGTTCAGCCTTGACTGCTTCTTCGTGTGTTATAGACATTAAGCAAATAATCCTGTTGGTCTTGGTAACTTAGGAACTCCAACACTAGGGGTTGATTCTAATGCAGCTAGTCTTGCCTCTATATCAGAAAGACTTATTTGTGGAATACCAGAGATTGCTCTATTAATATCAGCTTGAGTTACAAATTGAGAAACATCAGGCATTGTTGGTTGCGATATTCCTTGCAATGCTTGTTGTAATTGTGATTCTGTTATATAACCAGCTAAATTTGTTTGTGGAACTGAAGATAGAATATCTTGTCTTAATGCTCCAATATCTATTTGTTGTGGTTGCGGTAAACCAGCTATCTGTTGTTGTAATCCACCTATCTGTTGTTGTAAAGCTGTTGGATCAAATCTTTCTGGTATTTTTAATTGAGATTCAATATCTCTAATAAGTGCTTGTCTATCTAGTTGTTCTGCTGGCGGAATAGTAGCAATAGCTTTGTTAATATCTGCTTGTGTTACGAATTTAGATACATCTGGTAATTGCACTTGTGGCAATGATCCAAGTATGTCTGATCTTAAACCACTAATATCTTCTTTTGATACAAATTGCGATGTATCTATTTTAGGAATATTTAAAGGTATGTCTTTTAATAAAGAAGGCAATTCTTCTCTGCCAATAAATTGTGAAGTGTCTATTTGTGGAATCTGTGGCATTTGTACAGGCGGAATAAAAGAAGGTATTTCTTCTCTAGTTACAAATTGAGATACATCTATTTTAGGAATACCAAGTAATTCGCCAAGGCTAGATTTAACAGATTCAGGAATAGCAATTTGTGATAAATCTATTTCGGGTAATTGTGATAAATCTATTGGCGGAAACTGTGGAGCTTGAAAACCAAATATAGTTGGCATGGGCGGTGGTACACCGATTTGTGCAGATGGTGGCGGCGTTAATGGTTCAACAGTTTCTCCTGGCATCATATCGCCTTGAAATGGTACAAAAGTTTTACCTGGTGGTGGTGGCATTATTGGCGCACCATCTTGTAAAAATAATTCTGCTTGCGTGTATCCCTGCGGTCTTTCTGGTGAAAAACTCATGCCAGGTGCTACTACTTGTGAAAATGGCATACCGCCAGCAATCTGCTGTGCGTATGCTTGACCAGTTGCTATTGGGCCAACCATAGAAGAATATTGAGGGGTGTAACTAGTTAAATTAAAACCACCACCTATAGGGCCACCACCATAAACACCTCTTTGTGAACCTAATAATGGGATTCTATTAGCAATAGATTGTCTTATTTGTTCAATATCGTAACCTTGCACGGGAAAGCTAAAATCTTCTTGTAGTAGTTCGTCTGCTGGTATTGCCATATTAATCTGTTATCAATTTATCTATTTTAGCATCAAGTTTATCTAGTTTATCAAATATTCTTTCAAACTCTATATTGAAGCTGCTTTTGGTTACATACTCTTTTGCTATTTCTTCTCTAGTTTTATTAATTAAAATACCAAGTCTTTGTTGCTCTGAATGATGCGCTTTTAACATAAAGAAAATTGGTGCAAAAACTAAACTGATTATTACATTCCAAAATATAACTGCATCTTCCATATCAATACCAATCAGTAGCTCCAGAGGTGAGGGCGCGGGCTATAATCTTCCACTTTAGCGATATCCAAGTGTATAAATCTGCCTTCACCCTTTTGATTAACTCCTATGCCTGTAAAACCATGCGCTATACCTTTGTATAACACCTCTAATGCTTTTTCGTGACTAACAGCAATATCAACTGCTAGACCAAGTGCGTGTGTGCCTGGCTTGCTTTTCTTTGCTTCTATTGGATGTTCAGAACATCTATAGCCAGATGATATAACTAGGGGAAATCCTAAGTCATCACGCAATAACTGTAGTTTATCAATTAATTTATGATTTATCTCGTTTTTACCACAATGTTTGCAAGCAAATTCTTCTAACTTAAAATTCTTCCAACTCATTTGTCGTTACCCGTATTAGATGCACCAAAGTAAAAAGATATTACAGCACTAGCCAATCCACCTAAATAGCCAAGCACAAGATTGATAAGAGCTTCAGAATTCTGTTCTGGTGGTTGCAAAGTTACTAAAAAGATATAACCAAGAAAGCCACCAAGTGTAGCAATACCCATGATCCTAGCAGTCCAGTCTTTATTAAATTTTCCTCTAGCATCTTGGATGTCTTTAGTTTGCAAAGCATAGACATCTACATCTAATTCTTTCATTTGGATTTCAAATTCTTTTTCTGCTTTTTTAAGCTCCATTAATTGTTCTGGAGTTGCAGTATTAATAGCTTGTTCAATCTTTGCAGGAGTTGGCTCTACGCCTAATGCTTCAGCAATTACATTAGCTGCTATACCACCGACTGGGCCACCTAATGCTGTGCCTATGGTTGGCGCTAATGATGCTACTAGATTTTTAATCTTTGCGAATTTCATTTTTCTTTTCCTCTTGAGCTGCTTTGCTTTTTATTTCTAAGTCTTTCTTTTCTAAAAATTTTTTAAATTCTTCAAAACTTTTAAACTTGATCTCGTTGTTCATGTAACTTAATAAAATATTCCGCATCTACTAATGCCAAAGGCTTAGTGTTGTTTCGTTTTATTATAACCAAAGGTTCGTAATCTTTACAGTTGCTACACGCTTGTTCGTATGCTTTCCAAACATTAACTGCTTGTTGGTTTTTACATTCTATTGAATAGGGGAATTGTTTGCGGGACTGAACGCCCATAATGATATCTTCGCCAGATGATCCCATAGGGCGTGATTCTAAATCTTCTTTGTCAAAGCCTAGTATTTCTACTAGCTTATCAACCACCCATTGCTGGAGTTTTCTGCCTTTAGCCTTGGCAGATGCTGTTTTCACTTTTTCTTTTTCTTATAACCAGAAGCATAAGCAGCTTGTGCTTGCTTGACAGCTCCAGATTTGGATTTATAAACCTTGCCTTTGCTGCCCCACTTGTAGCCACCTTTTACTTTTTGAATAGGCATTATTTGTAACTCTTTTTCTTAACTACTTTCTTACCTGATTTCTTGGCTGCTTCCATAGCTTTTTTCATACCAGCTTTTGTGTATGAGTATTTTTTATTTCCTACCATTGGCATAATTATTTTCCTTTTTTCTTTTTCATTTCTTGAGATATCCACATGTTTTTAACAAGTGAAACACCCTTACCAAACTTTTCATCTGCTTTGGCTTTAGCATAAGTATAACCTTTTTTATCTTTTATTCCTTTTGTTTTACCTTTGTATTCTTTTTCCCATACTGGTTTTTTCATTTTCCTTGTCCTCTATATTTTTTAAATTGTGCTTTTTTATTTTTTGGATAAGTATTTGGTGAAGCACCAATAGATGTTCGTTTGGTTTTAGATCTTTGATAATCGTGAGTTTTTGTTACTGATTGTTTTGGTTTAGCCATTGTTATTTAATTGAAATACCGCACTCTTTTAAACGCTGATATTCCCTTTGCTTTAAATCATTAAATTCTTTTTGTAAAAATTCTATTCTTTCGTTCTGCTGAACATCTAGCGGAAGCATACCGCCAGTTTCCCAGTCACGAATCCAAGTGCTGTGTTCTTTAGCATCATCTTGTAACTGCATAACCTTAGTTTCTAAAACTCTGATTTGCTCAATTAATGTTGCATAAGCATAAACAGCTATACAGATAGCGATTACGATTTGTATTAGATAGCTTAATGAAATATTAAGCGATGTTTTTTCGTCAACCTTGGCTACCATTTCTTGCAAGACCAATATCTAGCAGTTAATTTGCTAGGGGGGTTGGTGTCGCATTTATGTCTAGCACGGAAAGATTTTCGTCTAGCTGGGATATCTTTTTTGATAGTCATGTTTGGATCACCAAATCTAATTAATCTGACTTGATCTCCGTCTTTAGCAAGCACAGCGAATTTCTTGGATTTACCAGGTGTGCGTTTAGGTTTGTTATAACCTGCAAATCTTTCGCCTCTATACTCTATTGCCATGTTATTGAATTGTGTGTACTTCTAATTTTATTATCTCACTAAACGGAGTGATTTGCCCACCCGTCATAATCTCAAAAATACGAAGTGCTTGTTCTTCGGATTCGGCTGTTATTTCTGTGCCTGTAAAGATCATGTCCCCTTCTAAAACTTCAATGTTATAGATTTTGGGGTGGGACATTTCCTGTAAATAATCCTTGGGACTGAGCTTTCGCAGTTTGCCTGATGGTTTCACGATCTCTCTCCATTATTGCGTTTATTTCTGCGATATTAACTTGTGCTCCATACTTAGCCATTAGCTCTGCTGCTTTTAGTCTAATTTGTGCTTCTTCAATATCACGCTGTCTATCATCATCCATAATAATCTTCATGCGATCTGTTTCCGCATCAATGACTGCTTTCTGTGCTTGGACTTGAGCTTTTTGTGCTTCAGCCATAGCCAACATTTCCGCAGGATCTGGTTTTTGTTGTTCAGGTGGAGTTGGTGGCATAGGTGGCACTTCAGTATTGATAAAGGTTTGTGGATCTTTAAATCCAGCCATCTCTATCATCTTAGTAAGCGTGTTTGAGTATTGCTGAAGTGATACCAATGGATTGTTAGGGCCAAGTAATTGCATGATTTGTTCTTGCTTACTTGTGAGCTGTGCAAGGATGGCAAACTTTTCTTCGTCAGAAGATTTAGAGATGGCAACATTAACTACCATGTCTTTATCGCTGTCCCAATATCTAGGATCAACAGGAATAAATTTACCATTCAATCTAAATACATCTTGGGCGTTTTGATGTTTGATAACCAAGTTATTAACAATCTTGAATAAAAATTTAAGACCGCCTTCAGCAAAGTGTCTACAAATAAGTTCAATACGACCTTGTGCGCCAGACATGGTTGCTGCCACCGCAGCTTTGGTGCTTGATTGTAAAGCATCTGCATTTAAACCAGCAGAAGCCTTAGATACACCTGTTCTATTTTCTTTGGATTCATCCAAATATCCAAGAACAGGGA